TTTCTGCAATATGTTTGTGAATACAGCTGGGGAATTGTCTGTGGAAAAATTGGAAGAATTGACTTGAGTTGTGAAAATAACCGGTTCTCCTGTTAATGGCGATGGAATAGCCACCGTTATATCTATCTCCATCTGGTCGGCTATCTGGGGTAGTTCGTCAGGTATCTCCTCGGCTGCATAGATCCGAAATGCCAGATTGTCTATCCCCCCCGCTTCTGCTGGTGTGATCGTGCCTTCGAACGTGTGAGTTTCGCCAGGTGCTATCTGAACCCAATCCGATGGGAAGCCTTGAACACCAAGCCCACGTGGGCAGGTAGCATAACATCGGACGTAGTAGGTCTTGTCGCAACCCGTTGCATCGACGATTACCTGCACGGGATAGGTTTGGCCTATCTGCAGGTTGTCCTTGTCGCCGGTTATGTCGATGCTGGTGATAGTAGGATAGACTTCAAGGGGTTGAAGATTGATAATCTCGCTTAGAGCATCACGCTTGACTGTTACTGTCTCGTAGCCAGGCTTTGATACTGTGATTGTAAACGGCAAGCGATTGTCTTCAAAATAATGTCCTAAGGCAATTGCTTCACTTAAATACCGGGTTCCCAAATAATACCGATAAACAGGATTAGGAGTGATAATCCACCAAGGAACCCACTTTGCTGTCGTACAACCTTCAGCATCAGTCTCCTCATCATAAACCATTTTCCCTGTGCTATCTATAACACAAACATGAGCCCCAACAATCGGCTCATTATTACTATCTCGCACACATAAACGGCCGTAAGTCCGAAACACTAACATCCCACCATCCTTAATGTACCTGTAACCATACCATATCCCCTTCGGGTCTCTTGGGTTGTTAGGATTCGCCTTGCCCCAAGTGCAATCATCAAGATACTGAGGGCGTCCCTCATATTTTCCAGTGCTTCCCCACCGTAAATCATAGCCACAGGTCGGCGTAGTTACACAGCGACGGAAAGTATTCGAGCCATCACAGTCATGCATAGATGGGCCTTCTGTACAGGCATAGGCAAGCAGATTCTCATATAGTAAACCGTCACCTCGCCAAGCCGCGTCCATACGCTCATACGAGTTGTTAGCCCATACCGCATCCGGGTCTTTGTTGTGAACATACCAGAAATTCGCAAAACGGTTGTGCTTAAACTCACTACCTGACACCGCCTCCGAGAAAAATCTTATCCAATTGAATCCCGCCTCATACGTAGTATACCCGACCATCCGAGTTCTGCCAGCATCCATAATCAAACTAGCATAGAACCTCACCACTCCCTTTAACACAAGGTCGCTGTTACTGGCCAACAACAATTGACATCCATCTCTCGGGCCGTAAGGATTACCTAATTGAAACAACTTGTTATAGGTCTCATCGAATGATAACCCACCCAGTATCCAAATAGTCGCATTATACTGCGAAAAATAAGTGTCGGTGGTGGCACCATCTGGGTTCTCGCCTACAACTACAGAGCCGTCTATAACATAGGTATTACCAAAAGTCTTCCGGGGCGGCGAAACTCCACTCCAGTCTGGCGCCCACTCTACATCATTAGGTGCTTCAATCTTTTTGATTAAATTCCACCCATTTAATTTGTCCTGCTCATAAAGCCACGCCATACTGTCATTGTTGTTGCGTATATCGCCCCAAAAATACAAAACTCGAACGCCCTCCGGTCGATACCAAAGTCGAGACATAGACTCTGTCCCATCATCTTCAAACGGCGGTCTCCGAAGAATCCGGTAGTAAGGCCCTATTGCTTTCTTATCTTTAACTGTCCAATCATTACCATCAAGCGACCGCAGCACTATCGCCTTGTACTCACCCGACACAGGCGTCCAATCAACTCTGACCGTCCGATGCGTTGCTGTGGTGGTTATACTAACGATGTCAGACCAGGGAGAATAAATGCAATCGGGACTCCTCCAATCCTTGCTTACTGAACATATCCGATAATAATAAGTTGTATTTGGCTCTAAATCGCCACCTTCGAGCAAAGTCAGCGAATCTATTGATGGTTTGTCAAGCGATTTGAGAGTACAGGGCATTACTACTCTCGCTCTGTCGCCATCTGCTTGAGTTTGTCTATCTTAGCCTCAAGACGCTGTTTTTCCTCTTCTAATGCCTGGCGTTCCGCGGCACTTTGTAGGTATTCATTTCGCATCATAGTCAGCTCCACAAACTCATCGTAACTACATCCCGGTATCCGATAATCCTTCTCAAACTCCTCTCGGCTTGGAGGTTCCTTTGGCCTTGGCAAAGCCTTAAGTTCTTTGTCAATCTCGGCGATACGACGTTTCAGCCGACCCACGTCAATATAACTCACGTGAACCCGTTCTATGATGTTTGGGTCTCCCGTCCGCCGATAACTTACTGATTCGCGGAATCGATTCTTGCTCTTCATTTCCTTCTCACGCTGCCTCTCTGCATATCGCCTCGCCGCATCGCCCGACGTAAAACCTCGCAACTTGAGATGATATGGGCCAGGTTGATACGACCAGGGCATTCTTCAAATCACCTTCGTCCCTTTCCTTTACCACGACCGCCTCCTCTTCCATAACCAGGGCCGCCAAACTTACAAGGCCCTCTATTCGCGTTACGTCGTCCACCACCAAGCCGGCCTACACCTCGACCTGAACCATCACGTTTCCCGTATGCCATGTTTACCTCCACTATTCTTTCACTTGGTACGTAACTAATCTGAACCAAGCTCCATACGGTTCCGACCCGCCTAAATAGGTTCCGCCAGTAGTATTTATTGTGTACTTAACTCGTATGGTCTTACCCGCAGCTAGAGGCAGTTTGCTCGAATCAATTACAGGTCTAGTCGTTCCCGTATTGTTCGACGAGTCGGGGAGTGTATCTCGCCTTGCCCCCGAAGCAGGCGGAATCTTACCCGTAGTAGAAAGTAAGGATGTTCCTGCCTCATCTACCAGATCGAACTCAATATAAGGTGTCCCCGATGCTGCTACTCCAGAATTCTCCAATCCCACATCGTAGGAAGCAACTACCGTCTCCCCAAAACAGGGCCATTCCGTCGTGCTAGTATAAGCGAGTGTTATCCTGCTTCCTGATGTGGTTCCATCGTGATGATCGATGTTGTGGCGATTAACCTCGGGATTATCTCCAGTATTTGCCCAATCGAGCACGGGGGTTGGGTCTCCGGCATAAGGTGTCCACAGGACGCTTCGGGGGCCTACTGGGCCTATGGCCACATAAAGCCCCTTCCCATCTACCCAACCTATTCCTATCTGTTTGCAGTAGTATCCGGGGGACTGTATTGGAGAATACGAGCCGTTATCATCGGAAATGTAGTAGTAAGCGGCCTCCTCATATGAGCCGTCGGGATCATATACTCCACTGAAGCGCACTTTTACTCTATAATAAGAATAGCCATTTTCCGTAACGTGTGTTGAGCCGAGTGAAATACCTCTTAGTGGGTTTTTAGTGCTTCTTTTCGCAACAGATACATAGAGTGCTGAAATTTTTTCTACTGCTTTCCCGGCTGCAATTGCAGATGTAGACCTGTAGTAGGCAATGCCCGTCCCGATTTCTCCGTCATCCCCGCCGGGTGTTTCGATGCCTCCACCTCCCTCGTCAGGATCAACTATCTTCCCCTTATTCTGTATGTCCACAATCATGAAGCCGGGCGTATACGTAGAAGCGGGAATAACAGTACCGATTTTAACTTGCCATACGCCAGGCGTCCATACCACGTTTGACCTGTAGGTTCCTGGTGTGTTGTGGGGCCATAGGTAATTATCTCCAGGGTAGGCAAGGACAGCTTTATCTGTCTTTTCTCCGTTCCCAGCTATACTGCACCTCGTAGGAGAGCTTTCGTTATCAACGGCAGTAACAATCCCCACAGGATTGCACTTGTCATCGTCGGTCGGATCGGTTCTGTAAGCCTTGCCTCCATCGAGATACACCGCATCTCCCACTCTCACGCTGCTATCACAGTCGTAGTCGTATGGAGGTGGAGTTGGGTCTGGAAGCGTGGGGTCTTTTATATCGATATAGAAGGATGGTTCGGCACTATTCTTTAGCTGGTGGAGCTTCTGAACCCAGTTGTCTGGCTTCGCTATTCCTATCTCGGTGGCTTCTCCGTTGGTTTCTGTCGACAAATAGTACCATTGGTCATATTCTACGCCAGCTGTTCCACAGTGTCCCGGCGTCTCTCCGTCATAGTCGTCAGAATGCCAAGTGAATTGATTTCTACAAGTACATTGATTGTTTGTAGTATCTAGCGCAGTTACAACATACTTTGCGCATTTAGAACCATCGGCGTTATCGGGGCCTATGCTAGTCTGCGCCTTATGCACGTAGAGAGATGCATCGGGATACACGTAATCCCCTACTTGAATATCTTCAGCAGGGTCGTAGTAGAAGACGACATCCTTGCCGCCGCCGTCTCCATCCCCATCGCCATCACCGTCATCTCCATCTCCCTCGCCTGCCTTATAGCGAGTAGCATTGCCTATTTCGACATATATCATCTTCTCGCCTATTACGCGGCCAAGGGATTGCAGCCAACCACCATCGACTTTAAGGCCTTCTGTCCCCTCTTGTATTGTACCATCCGATCTGGCTTGATATACTGTGCCTCTTGCCGATGTGTTAAATGAGTATGCATTGACGGTCTTATCAGAAAAGTCGAACGGGCCTGAACGGACGACAGTACAAGTAGTATCTGTTGGTTTTGTAGAGCAGAAACCGAATACAGGCATCTGATTATCTTCTGATGCATTAGCTTCAACTAACGGCGTCCCTGGATCGGGCATGCAGACAGATGCCCCTGTCCTTACTGAGCTATCGCACTCGTATGTAACACTTTCGTCGGGGTTCCCTCCACTACCCCCGTAGGCCGTGGATGCATGCGGCTCAATATCAGTCTCGACAATTGATGCGCCTTTATGGAAATAGATGCGAGCGAGAGGGGCAGCATCCGTGAGGACTGGAGGTGATGTCGTTGCTCCCTTCGAGTCTGCTGGATCGGAGTAGGTGCAGGTAAGCGTTCCATTGGTCTGGAGCCAAATTTCGACCTGTGTCCATTTTCCGCCGGGGATTGGAACGTTGGCGTCAACGTCATACGTGCCTCCCCCATATGTTACCGGTACACCACCAATTGAGAAGTTGCCTTCCTTAACATCTACCTTTGTCGCATCTGCTTCATTCAGGGAAACGTAGCATCGCATAGCGGCCCCGTAGGTGTCCTGTAGAGGCTCGTGCGTCTGCCCCAGAAAGTGGGCGTTGTTGGGCGTGCCGAATCCCCAATAGGTGAAATGAAAAGTCCCCGGTAGCCCAGGCTCGGCTGGGTTAAGTGTGATAGTGCTCGCGCGCAGATTACAGAGAAACTCTCCGACATTGGGCGTGCCTGTGTATATTGGAGTCAAGCCCTCAGTGCACGTTATGATTGGAGGTGCAGTGCCATTTGCTGTTGGGTCAATTGCGTAATCGAGCGATTGCGTCAGATCGGTAACGGTAAAGTAGTGAGCTTCATCTATTTTCTGCGACGAGCTTTCCGTAGCATCGATAAGACTATCTAGTGCCAGTGTCGGTTCGCTCATATTATTGATACCCCTATACTATTATAGTAATTTACTGTTTCTCTGCTCATGAAGTAACCTGCGAGCGTCAAATAGTATGTATCCATAAATGCCAATCCTCCTGTTCCCTCACGGTTTGTTCTGAAGCAGCCAGTATGGGCATAACCCACCGCTCTGAAGGTTACTTCTATTCTATCCCATCGCGTTTCTGCTACCTCTGGACTGATACGAAACTTCAGCGTATGTGCAGTATTCTGCATCCAATTTTTATCGACTATCAGAGATGACAGAGGTTTCCAGGTTCCGTCATCAATTTGAATGTGCGCGGTTATGTCATCTGGAACGTAGATTGGATCAATCCAAACTTCGTAAGCATTGTTCCATATTGTCGTTCCTTTACACCACCACATTGTTGCTGTTAGCGTCGTATCGCGCCCAGACGGTGTTGGGCCTAACATATGTGTTCCCTCATACGTAAACTTTGGCAGAGGTACCGTCGTTCGTGCCGCCACCTGAAACCAATAGGTCTCATCGAACGAATTGCCATAGATGTCATCGAAAGCGAAATGTATCCAGACCTTTTCCCCACGCGCAAACGATGGTCGAACCTTCCAGTGGGCAACACCACGAGCCCAGCAATTCCCCGTTTCCTCCTGTCCAGTTCCAAAGCTCCCAACACCCTGATTGACCGGTGCGAGTGTTGCAGTCCGAAGGTATCGGTTCACCACTTGACCGCCCGTAATTATGTCCTCCCAATTCGATTCCCCATCGTATTTCCACTGCATTGTAATCGAGCCCCAGTCGATTCTAGGCACGTGCCCAGGCTCAATTGGCGTATCGTATTCCTCAAACCAGATGGTAACTCTGTTCCCAACCTGATTGGCCCTATTCTTGTATGGGAAGCAGTTATACGTGTGGAGAACGTAGCCCATCGCTGTTTATACGATTTTCTTTGTAATAGAATATCCTCGTGGGAACACAATATCGATTTTCTTTCCCAGCGGAGAAATGGGAGTTGTATGCATTTCAAAATGTCGTTTCCCCGGCACGTAATCGTCTGAGAATGGTGCTATTCTCCTTAGATATTCCTGAAGCTGTAAATTATAGACAGCGATACACTTTTGCGTTGCCATCTGTTATACGCGCCTCCTCAGTCTAACACTTAGTGCTGGTACTTATTATACACGTCTCCTTAGCCTAACATTCTTATCGTTCACAAATCCTATCAGGAAGTCAGCGGGGAGAACAGTATCCTTGACTAAATAGACCGTGTAGTGTTGTTCCGTTGCCCTGTTTATATTTTTCAAGTTAGAGTAAATAATAAACCGATCCTCATTGAAGATATTGACAGTCTGACTGAATGCAGCTGAAATTGCCATTTGTTCCGGGCCAGCTTCTACGTCCTCAATGTCAACTGCATACGTGCCAATAGAGATGGGATATCGAGCAGTCGGGAAAAGACCGCCGTACACGTCTGAAGATAGTATGGCTGGATTCCCCGCCACATATCTAAGGTAGAGATAACGATCAGCTGTCCAAGCACTTAGGATGCACCTGTCGAAGAGCCAAACCGATTTCTCTGTATCTTCTAGTGGTTCGATTGAAGCTCTCCCCTTTTCGTCCACCACTTTTCTTTGCCGTCTATCTGTTGAGCCTATCGATAGCTCCCAATTGAACTCATCGTTCTCATCAGAAATATCTGAGAATTTCAAAGGGCCTATAGTCTCAAGACTGCCTTCCCCATCCTCATTCTCACTATATTTGTATATGCTAAATGAAACCCGTGCATACTCTCTGTATACTTCCCCTTCTGTAGATTCATCCCAGCTGTCTAAAAATGAAAGCAGACGAGCACGAAGTTTCTTATCTTTCGGGTAAGGGTTTGGCTCTGATAACATAGCGCTAACGAGCCCTTTACCCCCTATTCCAGTCGGAGCCCAATCCAGCACATCCAGCCACTTACCCTCGACATCCTTTTTCTCTTTCTCTATCTCTGTTCCCTGTTTGAACAGATATAGAAGCAGCTCGGATGCCGTTCTATCTTCGAGCATCTTCCCATCGTCTAACTCTTCATCCATTTTATCAAACAGGCCAGCGGTTATACACTGGTCGAGAATGCCACGACATAACCAGCGTTCGAGGTAGTTGATCGTAATGATCTTGTCGTCATCTAGTACTAGTGGAACGTGAAGATCGTAAACCCTTGTTATTCCCCCCACATTGCTCCAGAAGATTTCTTTTTGATTGTTTCTGACGAAGAGCGAGGTGTGCTGATTGTCATACTGTACCATTGTGTAGCCGTGCATGGTGGCAAGCTGGTCTCCAGTTCCTCTATCGGCTAGAATTATTGTGCCTTCTGCTCTCTGTTCCCAATCGAAAGCACGAGCCCATTTGATATATACGGGGGCATCTCCAGATTCCCAAACCCACTTGTATAGTTTCGCGGTAAATTTAGTCATCGCATACTCTGTTATGTATGGAAAACCTCGGTAAGAGTATGTTTTATTTCCGTGCCCGGTAACTGTCCACCAGTTAGCGTTGTAGTCGGCATCACCAGGAACGACAGGAAGCCCATAATCAGGCCCCCATAGTTTCGTGCCAACAGGATGGCATCCATACCTAGGAGGCCTAGGGCCTTTCCCTATAGCCGGAGGGGCTGGACGGCACAGGTATTCGGCCGTCCAAATTATCTCTTTCTCGCCTGCTATTTCGTAGTGGCCCTTTCTACCTCTATACTTGCCATATTGATATACTGGTTCATTGACTTCCAGTGTAACCCTGGATTTATTTTCATCTTGAATGCCAACGACAACGTTATCGTTCCAATCAACAATATGTCTAATAGGTGGAAACGTTTCACTATCGCCGTATCGGTTCCATAAGTACGCACATTCCTGAAGGTCGTCTTCTGTGAAATCAGGCCAATCGAGATAGACGTTATCGATTCCACCTACTATTGCCGGATAGAAATAAATTACATAGTCGAGGAAAGTAGCAGCCATTCCAATCCAGGCGTGCGATGCATATTCGAATTTTCCTTGCAAGCTAAGAGGCTTGAATTCCGCTAGATAATCGTTATATGGCCAGTAGAGATAGGACGTGAAAGGATAACGCCATTTTAGACCTGATTCCCAGTGTGGCAGATTCTTATCCCGAGGCCATAATTTGAACGCACTAACAGCACGTTTATCAGTCAGAATTGGAAGAGGGCTCCGATCTCGCCGCCAAGGATGTATTTTTACATTGTTCTTATAGTGATAGTATGTGGTAACAGTTCGGAAAGCTTCATGCCGGCGTCTATACTCCTCATACCTCACCGTTTCGTGAGGAGTCAGCCATCCTAAGCCGGCATCTGCGCCTTTGGTAATGCGATCAACAGGGACAAGCGTCCCATCTCTCCTTACCATAAATCTTGATCCGAATCTTGTTAGCGCGTCCCTGTCAGACATAACTCCAAGCTTGCTTTATAGCACCAGCTTCTTTCTAGCTGTAATGGTTGTTATCCCTTTCCCTACATTTGTTCGCCTAAGAGACCAGCCTACTATTTGTGCCTCTATGCGCTCCTCTGAAATTCTCTCACGGCGCGCTCTCCGTTCTGCAACGGTGAATTCAACTTCAGTGTTTATGGGCGGTATGATAAAGCCGGGGAGGTCAACAAGCTGGTAGCCGTCTAGGCTCTCTGTAAGGTGTTTTACTCTTGCCTCTCCGTAGCGGTCGATAATATCCCAGCTGTCAACACCGACCATATTCTCGTGAATTCCAAGGTCTTTGACCTCCAGCTGATCTTGCAGACCTGGATAGTTAACCTCATATCTGCATGTCATTTGGAATCGCTCTTCTGGGTGATAGGGGACTTGGTTGTAAGCTTTGTGTGTGGAATAGACGTCCCTTACCAGCACCCCATCTTGTAACGTCCATTCCTCTACATCCATCCTAGCTGAATCCACAGTAACCTGAACCCAACGCGTATGTGTCAACTGGACGAGTGTAGCAGGGTCAAGAGATATTACATTCCAGGAAAATGGCCTGTGGTGAGTGTAAATAGCGCCGTCCAATATCTCTTTTGCTTGCTCATCGGTTTCTATTCTTCCGAGTTCATACCGATGGACATCCGTAGTAAGTGTCTTCAGGTACTCAGTAATTTCACGAGCGATGGCTCCTGCGGTCTCTGCAGAAAGAGACTTTTGAGTATAGTACATAATCGCCGCGCGCGTGTATTGGCGTCGTTTTTCAGAATCCCTTGCATTTTCCGTCAGGCTGCTATCAGTAGTATTCATGTGAGATTCAGCATCACCTTGAGATACGGACTCGTCATAACCAAGCTCTTCAGCGAGCTCTTCCTGCTCTTCCAAATCTTCTACCCGAGGAATCGTAGAGGACTTCTGCTTGCGCTGGCCTAGACTTTGTTCTAATTCGACTGTGATAGCATGCCGTGCAGTTATCTCCTCAGTCTGGTAGCCATATCTATCATATTTCAAAATCCTTTTAGTAACAGACACATATGGCTCCCAGACCCAGATCAATCGTTTATCACAGTCGGAACCGACACACTCTTCATTGAAGTATAAGTCTCTTGCTCTCGATCCATAACTCCTGAGACTACTAGATATTCCCCCCGTGCCATTTATATATCTATTTACTCGCCATACGTACTGGGGGATTGCTTTACTAGTTACTGTAATCGAGTATGCTAGCCGCGGCTGTTTCAAAATCATATAGATGGGATAGTAGAAGAATATAGTCTGGTCTATCTGATACAGCCGCCAGTTCCAGCTACCAAACTCAAGCGTCCCCACACCTTCCTCAGGATATTCCTCTAGTCGCTTCTTGAATTGTGCTGGAGTGTCGCGCCGCCACGTTTCCACAGTCGTGAATAGCTGAACCCAATCGTCTCCGAATATATTCTTTCCCCAATATCTAGTAGTCCTCGTCTTCTGAAACTTACCCCTACTTATATCTACTGTCTTTTTGTAATCGCAGTAGAAATGATAAGCCTCAGCAAACCAATGATAATCGTATCTAGTGATATAATCAGCAATATCAGGGAACATTGTTTCCTGGCTTGCAATTCGGCGCATCAAATCAGTGTAATAATAAATGCTAGGTGGATCGCAGCGTTCTGTCCAAAGTTTGCTCAGATGATACCGCTCCGTATTAAAGTCTACGTCTCCTCCATCGAGCTGGTACCTGGCATCCTCAGTAAGGATAGGGTGGTTGTGATTGATGGCAACCTTAGGCTTGTAATCGAGGTGTAATCTATTAGTAGAAGGCTCCAACATGTCGAATATATGGAGCGTGTCAGATTTCTCTTGGTAAACAACCTTGACGTATTTCGGCCATAGCGTTCGCACTATGGAGGTGAGGTTCTCCTGCCAATCTAAATAAATGATATTCTGCTTGACCTCGTAATCGTAGGTAGTAATCGAAACACTTATGCCGAAGAGATCGGCAACTTTTCTCATAATCTCATGAGCGCGCCAGTAACCCTCATCCTCGACTATTTTTATGAATGGCTTGTAGCGGACTAGCTTATCCCCTTCCTTGTAGGTTACCAGCGAGTCTGTCGTTCCTTTCACATTTTTCAACCAGGCTATGTACTCGCTCCGCTTGAACGACGCAAACATTATTCTCATATTGAGCGACTGACGGAGAATTTTTGCTGCATCACTATGAGCTGTAATCCTCATAATAGAGCGTTCGTTAGGAGCTCCTACAATTTGCTCCATGTCCTCAATGAATAGGTGCAACTCCTCTGCGGATGGAAAGCGAACTGTGATTTTCTTGTTTTCGTCGCTATCGGCTACGTCAATGTCGTCTACCTTATCATAAGCAACATCGAGCGTTATTTGGTCGGCAAATGCTAGCTGAGGATTATACTGTACTGCGAGAGCGAGAACATCATCAGTTCTCAGCTTTCCAGATACTCTAACATTTGTGTTGATTATCTCAGCCATCGGACATTACACCGGAGACCAGATTGGCGTATTGCCAGTTTCAAAGGAACCGAGAGAAGGACAACGTTTCGATGCAGCTGTACCACTTGATACTGCCCCAGCCTCCTCCGATGTCATCGTTTCCTGCGGCCGATACCCAGCGTCCCAGAGAATTGCATCGAATCCTTCAGGTGGCCCTTCTGATGTTTTAGCCGGCTCAACCGTATCAGCGAGCAAGCTCTCTGGCTCTGTATATGCTGAAACAAACCGCTTGTACATCTCTGTGCCGGGCTTCCATCCAGCCTGAGTAGCAAGTGCGGCTGCCTCTTCTGCGGTTATGGGGGCCGGCAGTGTAAATCCACTCTGCTCAGCTGCCGCCGCTAGGCGGGCTTGTTTTATCGCCGTAGCGCCCACCAGTGCATCCAAATCTTTCTCAGCTTGCCGTTTCAGTCGCTCTTCCTCCATCCGCCGCACCGTCTTCGGATACTGCTGCATGAAGCGAGCGTAGTTTTTATCCCCAGGTTGTAAGCCTGTGAACGTCTGTACTAGCTGAGCTTGAGATGGGGGAAATAGCTTTGCCGTGCCATATTCCGCCCAAGCATATGGACTAAGGTTTCGGTTCCAAGCTTCCCACCAATTTGGCCCCATCCACTCGCCTAATCCCATCTGACTCAAACGATAATTCCTCCAAATTCGCTGTTCGAGTGCCTCTGGGCCAGCCAAGCCAGCCTGTTCTGCTGCTTGTTCTCCAGCTGCAAAGAATTCTGGTAGGAATGCGAGTGCTGTTGTGATTTTTGAAACGAGGGGCCATCCCGCCCTTATTCCTTCTGCCCATGTACCAGCCCATCTGCCTACTTTGCTCCCCCGCAGCCAATTCCAAGCGCGTGTTCGCATCCAATTCCAAGCGCGCGTGGCGTATCTCCCCCAAGATGAAGATTTTTCAGCAAGTTGGAATTTCAAATCCTTCAGCCATTCCATAGTAGTCATTGGTCTACCAGTGAACGATTTCCAACCTAGATGAGTTGGCCCCGTTGTAACCTCGCCTGGTGTCAGAGGAAATTCACTGGATGGGAATGTTGATCCTGGGATAAATCTATTCCCTGCTCGAATGCCCAGCTCTGGAACAGCCCCAGGAGTATACGGCTTTACAAAGCGCCCGGTAATTGGGTCGCGCCATAGTGTAAGGCCCTTGACAGATACCTCACCACCAGATTGGTAGCTGTTTATAGCATCGAGTAGAGGGCGCCATTTGGCAGCTGCGCGCTTATTAACAACGTATTCTCCTGCCTCTGCTAAAATTAGCCGCTCAGGGCCAGTATGGCGCGGATCGATTGGCCCGCCTCTTGCCTTACCGCCCTTCAGAAGGCCGACTAGTAGCTGTCCGAATCCCGCTCGTATTGCAAAGATGCTTAATAGCGCGAGGAGCCCGCCCCAGCGTGATGGCGTCTTTATGGATTCGGCAACAAATCGCCAGATGCCCTTTGCAACAGATTGCATCATCTCCATGTAGAATCTGCCAGCAACCGGGCCCATTATACTCGCTAGCTCGCCAAGGATTTTGCTGATATGAGGCATCGCTTTCTTCAGGCTGGCAACGAATATATCTATAATCTTAGCGATGATAGAATCGAACTTACCTCCTGTAATTGCCGTATCGAGCTGGGATAGAAACGCCTCAATTATTTTCCCCATCCCTTTTACGGACGTTGCAGCGAATGCCTCCAAGTAGGCTTTAGGGGTTTCGCGGCCTCCTAGCTGTTTCTCATACTCGGAGGTGAACCATCTAGTCCCTCTCATCAGGTACTCGTAACCGGTGCCAACAACGTATTTGCCTACCGCTTGAATCCTCGCCTTAGCACGTGTGTAGCCTTCCGACATTCGCCATTCGTGCAACCGCTGGAGAATATCGTCGAGCCTGGCTCTCAGGAGGTCGTATGCGCTGCCCGATGCTTTGTTCACCTCAATAAGCATATTAAGGAAGACGTCTTTGATATTCGACACGAGCCCAACAACACTTCTCATCATTTCCTGCGCGGCACCACCAAACGTCTTCCTGAGATACCCGTAGAGCGCGCGGTCGAATTTAGCACGGTCGGCAATCGCGCCGTACACGCCACCGGTGAAAATTTCTCCAATTCCAGTTTCCCTGGCATAAGCGGCTATGTCCTCACGCTTCACACCGTAGTAGAGCAGTCGTCTGAACCTGCCGCCTCTGGCCATCATTACTGCCTTCGCAGCATCTTCTAGCGTTCTTCCCATTCCCAGGAACATCGCATGCATGTCTGCAATGATTGGCATCCACTTCTTTATATTCATGTGGACAATGCCAAGATACTTAACAGTTTCAGTAACTTCTGCGATTGTTGCCGGGATGGTCATTGCGATCTTGCGCGCCCAATCCATCCATTTTTCCGCAGCTCCCCAAGCGAAGCCGCCACCCGTTTTCTTGAAGGCAGTTGCGAGACTGACCCTCCATCGCTCGACGGCTTTCCCCATTTCCAACCACTGCTTAGTGAAGTAGGCGACAAAGCCAGCTACAGCAAGTCTGAGCATAAAGAACATTCGTTGGAAGGAGTAGAGAATTCTCGACGTGAGTCGTGTAGTGAGACGAATGAGCATGTAGCTCGTCTGGCGGAATGCACCTATGAGCTGTGTGGAGGCCATCTGTTTGAATGCAGCCCCGGTCTTTACAGCTGTCCGCTTGAGAGCTAAGCCGAATTTCTCAGCTGCCCTAGGGAGATCGCGATTGAGCGCTTTGTAGGTGCGTCTGAATGCATCCCGCGTCTGCTTATCGTCGAAGAGAATTGTTACTTTTATCTGTTCTTTATGCTCTGCGGGCATTGTCTATTCCGTTACAGTAAACAAGTGTTCGACTATCTTTCGTAGGTTAGAAAGGTCTTCCTTAGTAAATCGATACTTCCCAGCCTCATATTGTCGTTTTATTTCGTCTTCAGATGCATCGGGATGGAGAAGGTACCAAGCCCAGAGCCCATCGTGGTATGCAATGGCCTTCTCATATGGCGTCCCTTTCCTGTACATCATCTTTCTCCGAGGAGGCCAGAGAATTGCAAGAGCTCTTGCTGGAACTTCAGATATTGGCTTAGGTGTCGCAACCCCAGTTTTGGGGTCTACCTTCTGAAGCACTTGATCTGTAAGCTTGGCTTTACTCGCTATAAATCCAGCATCGGGGGCTGGATACTTGATATTGTGAGGGAATCCATGCTGACGTCTCTTCAGCGTAGGTTTCACTCTCCTAGTATCCTTCCCTAACATAGCTTGTGCAGCTTCTCCAATTCCAGCTGCTATCTGGTTCCTCAGGACGGTTAACACGGCTGTTGCGGCTTGTATGTCGTAGTCGTTTACCATAAATCTTGCCTGCTCTACTGGGACTCTCCTTGTGATTGCTGTGAAGGCGACGAGGTACCATCGGTAGCTTTGGAGGTCGCTCCATCGAACAAGGATGTTTTCTTCTCCAAGACTTCTATGCGCTCTACTATCTCGACTAGTCTGTCCCCGTACTCCTCCAACATTTGAGGGATCATGAGCAATGCCTCTGGTGTCCAAGGAGTGTTTACCAAGATAGCTAGAGGGGTCAATTTGGAGAAAAAATCCTCGGTCTCCTTCGGAAGGTCTTCAGCAGTAAAGCAGAGTTGGAAAATCCGTCTAAGCGCATCTTTCACCTGAGGCGTGGTAATCCGCTTATTGATCTCGTTGGGGCTGACCAGAGATTCTTTGTAGTATGGGGAGAGTGCTTTCCACAGGAACGTAACAACAAACTCAGGATCGTAGTAATCGAGTATTCTATCTGGCTGTTTCTGCGCGTGTTTTCGCACGTAGTCGTTTACGTAGCTTAGTGCTCCAGTTGGCATCATATTAGCATCAAACGGATATCCGTTCTCCCCAATCCAGAAGTAGAACTTCTTGGCCTTACCGGGGATGAGAGCTTTGTACTCCTCCTGCTCCTCTGGAGATAGATCGTCTATGGTTTTGATGTCGAGATCGCTCATACTGCTTCTCCTCCATTGTTACGGTTTCTTTAGCGCTTGAAACACTAGCGTTGCGTTTACAAAAATTCCCGATCTATCAACAGGTGTAACGGTTAACCGTTTGAATACAAACTTGTCTGATGTTGGAGCGCCTGAGGGGAGGGAGAAAGTGGCAGATGCGCCGTCTCCACCGGTCGGAGTAGCTCCAGTCCAAACGCCCTCTCGGACGAAATAGTCCCTCCACTGATTGAGACTCCCGCTGGGAATCATGAATCCTCGAAACACAGCGCGCCATATGTATCCGTGGTCTTCGACATAAACCTCATCACTTGCATCTGCCGTCATCGTAGCAGATACAGCAGGAATGGAAGTAAATTGAGCCTCAGACCAGACTTCTCCTGCAATGCTGGCCATTACTTCTCACCCCTCTCCCTGTGCCGGTCAATACTGACCATTACTCTCTGTTTCTCCTATTATGTTGGTCATTACGCATCCGTATGGGGATAAACGACTATCGAAAGCCTAGCTGTTACCACATCATCCGCACTGAAATCGATAGTCTGCGTCCACGTATACACGCTTTCCCCTTCAACGAGTGGGCCGCCGCCGAACTCAGCAATATCGATAATATAATAATCAGTTACCGGTTCAATTAGCCGTGTTGCCATATTGACTTCATCAGACGTGGGAGTTACTCGTCTAAATGTCCAGGTGGACGTTGTCAGCCCTCCGGGATCGCTTGCCTCAGTAATCTCCGTAAGAACGTAAGTATCATCAATCGTAATCGTAATACTACCGTCTCCACCCGCCGGTTTGAACACATAAGAACCGGTCATATTCTGACCCTGGTTGCCTTTCTGCCAATCGGCAGGGAGTTTAGAACCATTCCGAATAGCGGAGACCGTTCCCGTTACGGTGATTACTTCCTCTAATGCCCTTATAGAAACAGGGAGATACTTTGTAAAACGCTTTGTCGGATCGACTTCCGATGGTGCATTCGTCCCAAGAGCGGTTACCTGTAGAGGCCCAAAATAGAGCTCGGTCTGAGTGATAGATACCGTCGTTATCGGGGCACCTATCGTCTGCACCGTCCCAGTGTGAATTCCCCCCATACTGGTGATTGGGACAGTCTCGTCGAGTGTCCTAGTGAAGCACTGTATCCTCTGGACTTCTCCGAGACCATCAGGCTGCCAAATCAGAACAGGATCACGACGAATGTTAATAGTCGAGCCCGTATCTGTGCTCCAATAGTCGGGGTTAGGAATTGTCATTTTAACCTCACTACTTTATATCTTACGGTTTTGGTGTTGAACTAGCCTCGATTACAGAATACCCATACTGCCAACCATCTATTTGATTCTCGTCCACAAGAGATAAAAAGTTGATAAGTAATATGGGTGAATCGGGACTAATTCCTGAATCCTCCTCGGGAAGTGGCTGCATTACAGGGAAATATGACTTCCAATACGTACCATCCGATAGGCGAACCAGATATAGGCCAGCAACGGTAGGAATTTCCCTGCTTTCCTGGTGCGTTATGTAATGCCGCACTTGCCCTTGGTCATCCTCGATACAACGGAACATTTCCAGTACCTCGAGGGTTCCTTTCGATACCTTAGCTGCAACGGTGTGCCCAGGTCTAGTAAAGGGCTGTTTCAGAAGAGGAAGATTGCCACCCGGGCCACCCTCATAACGAGGGAAATCATCGTAGTTGAATTGCATCTCTACTCGCTTACTCAGCAGAGACCAGTCAGTAACGTCTGTATAGTTCCCGGTTCCGTAGCTAGGGGTACCGATATAGAACTCCTGTTCCTTTGTAAACACCACATCATCGTCATTGTCCTTATAGGGCTCGAAACAGGCAATGGTCATCGTGTCCAGCTGGAGTTTTACGTCCTCCGCCGCCACACTTTGAACACTTGCGCTCAAGAATTGAACCTTCTCAGTAAGGAGATTATTCAAGGTTGAATGCTTGAGGCAGCTCATAATAGACTCTCGCAGCTGGAGAATCTTCTTCAGTTGTCTGCCCTCCAGAACTTTAGTCGGATCGGCTAGATGGGTTACGATGCGAAAGACATGCTGCCAGGTGTATTCGTCCGCCCGACTAACTGTATCTGGCATCACCTGTATTGTTGGCTTTGCGCGCAGCATCACTTGGAAATCAGACACCATGTAGACACGATCTCCAACGATCGCATTTACGCGGCTATCTCCGATTAGCTCGTTTACAATAGCTTCTAGTATTTCCAGATTTCGCACGTTCTATCTCGCCTACCAGTATCTATGTAGTGTTAGCCCGGTCCATCCCATTTCTTGAAGCTTTTTCAGCAGAAAGTTTATTATGAATCCCCTCGGAACGTACAGGTATGGTCTTTGTATTTGACCTTTGCGAGAGCGGAAACCCCTCCCTCCAACAGTGTGAGGAATTGCCGCATATTCTCTGCCATATCTGTCTAGGCATGATGCGGCAATTGTAATCGTCTTCCTGTGATGGTGGATGACAATGCTATTCTTCAGCTTGCCAGTCTCATGCAGAACACGAGAAGGATCGCGAACACCAAGGCGTTTCTTTTTCTTTACAGTAGAATCCATTAAAGGAGCCCATCTAGTCCTAGTGGTCGCACTAGGCGACGTTGGGGCTGCTTCCCTCTGGAAACTCCTGTTCACATAGCCACGATACGCGTTTCCTATCTCCACGCTGAACTGCCCATCCAGCGTTCGTTCAGCCCACTTCAACGCAATTTCCATCCAGCGACCGTGAAATGTTACCTTAGATGCCGCTCGCTGCACAAAGACCAAACCACTAACCTCGGTAGATGTGTAGTTGTCGTGGAGGTGTCCGGAGTTGAACCGGAGTGCTGAACAGTAAATAACCTTCCTGCTCGGTCGTGCCCATCACCCCCAACGTTACTCTACTATGCCACTGAAGACATCGACATCATCTTCGTCGATATCTAAATCATCATAGTTGAAATCAGACACGCCTATTCTGGGATCGCCGCCATAGATTACCGTCCCATCAGCTCCGTAGAGAAAATTATCATCCAGCACCTGCTGCAGTGCTGCTTTACACCGTTCCTCTAAAAGCTGCGCATAATCTGACGCGCGCGCATCTATCCCATATGCATCGAGAAGACAAAGTGCGGCGGCCCAGTCTGCGGATATGTTCTTTATCTTAGGGGGCGTAGTCGAAGGTGTCGCCCACGACGAAAAATAAGAGGAAAAGCGGGCGGCCAAAACTTGCTTTATCTCAGCATCCGCCCGCTGAATCCTCTCCTCTATTTTCGATACGCTCCAATCGTCCGCAGATGTAAGCTGTTCCGCGCGTTGTCTTACATCATCCGCCGACGAAAACATTTGCTAATGCTCCGCTTTAGGTTACATTAGCACTATAGCTAGCGTGCCACGCTCCCAAGATTGGATTCAACATATCGCCATTAGCGGTACAGTCAGACTCGGCCAGCGTCTTATTCAGACAAGCCAAGGCGAGGAAATACCTCGTCCCCGTCCCTAACGCCGTGCCCTTATTCTTACCGCCTTTAGTCGTGATGGTAGCCGCCGTTGTCGTATCGCTTCCAGCGGCCCAACCATCGGGCTCTATGTTCGCGATTTTGCTCCAATCCTCTACACTACCAAACGGCGTATCCGATGCATACACCCAAATGCTTCCGTTTTGGACGACACGCGGATCGGTTGACAACGTCCATTCTAGCTTCTTAGTCGTGTCGTTCCAAGTTACCCCACTGAGCGCACTGGGGCGCTGCAGCTGGATACCGATACCAGGCGTTCTCATGTTGTAGCTCAGAGAGTGCTTCAGGATGTCGTAGTGGTCATCCTTTCGTATGATCCACACTGGCTCTCCGCACTCATATTGAACACCAGTAGCGGTAATAGTGAGCGTGAACGGATTGGACGAGCCGGATACATTAGTTATCTCGCGGAGGATTACCGCGCTGTTGGAATCGAAGTTGAAGTCATGAGCGAACACAACCACATCGCCAACGACAGGCGTAACGTCAACATTGACTTTCACGGTAGTATCTGCCGCGCCAATCTGACTGTCAACCGCCCCGCCCGCTACGACCGTCCGCGGGCGATAGCATCCGCCCTCGATGACGTCGGTTATCAGGTTGGTTACATTTCGCTCATACGAAGTCGTTCCGCCAGCTGTCCCTTTGAGAACGTACTCTTTCTGAGGCGTCCCGGAACTCGGTAAGTCCTTCTCAACGAGATCAACGGATATCGTCTTGGTCTGTAACGTGTCATCACTTGCTCGATAGTACGAGTAGCTGATCTGTATACTCATTACAAACCTCTGTTATTTCTGCCAAACTTGGCCATTCAAGACAATATAGTGGTCGGCGTCCTGCGCAAAGCCACTCTCCTGACAAGTAGTTGGGATAGCGATAAAGCGGAAAGCCTTTGCATTAGGCGTATTGAAATATGCCCAAATGCTATCGCAGGGGATCGATGCAGTATAGTTATCTACATCGAACGCATAAACCCCATTTGTAAACTTTCCACTAGTATCATCTATCTTAAACCACGTCTGAGGGGCTGGGCTAGTCGGGAAAGTGTCGTCCGGCGGCCAGACGGTTGCAGCGAAAGCCAGTATGGAGACGCTAGCAACTGTAGACGTATGGTCAGCCTGAACTCCACAGATGTCCAGGAAAAAGGAGAACCCGGTCCCCTTATCGTTGACGAAGATGTCGCTAACGGCCACCTGATAGACATACGAACCGATATTATGCCGATTCGCAGCGGTGGCAAACTCACCGCGCCGGGTGATCCATATCTGATCGGAGGTATCATCCTTGCGGTTGTAATAGACAATCTCCGTCCCAACCCTATAGGTAGCGTCGGTAGTGCCCTCTTCGATAATAACCCATCCGTAATCGGCGAGAACATCCGCGCTACCAACTGACGTGGCACCAGTATCGGTGTAGTCGAGGGCTTCACTGAGCGTAGTGTGAGCCGCACCACAGACAACGGCATCCTTCCATACGGTGAAATTCTCCGCAAACGCAGAGGACAACACCAGAAGGAGCACTAGACCCGCAATGGAGGTCAGCACTGCAAACTTGCTCATATCCATTTTTCCTCTACTCTCAACGTTATACATAGTGTTTCTCTTTTTCAGATTAGTCCCCCGGCTCGCCCATGTAGATTAGGTATGGGTGAGTGGGAACCATAACGCCACGATACTTAGCGCCAAAAATCTTGCAGTCGTGCATGAACGTGAAAGCGTCGCCACCCTCATCCGCTCGACCGGGGCCGGGGACGAATCCCGTTGTTATCTTCTGGCGCTGTTGGAAGATAATCGGCATAATCCCAAACCCGGTATCCATCAGGAACCACTGCCCAGCTGTCAGCTGGTTGAGAACCAGCAGCTTTATCCCAAGCTGGGAGTAAATGTTTTGCGATGGAATCTCCGCGGTGTTCCCAGTAACGATAGTCTGGGACGAAAGCCACCGCCTAGCAGTGAACTCGTCGTCGCGGCCAACGATCAACAGGTTAGGGTTAACGTCGTAAATCTCACCGGTCCTATCCGGCCAAGTCGTAAGCCTCTTCAGCGCCTCCTTCAGCGCATCGGGGCCAAAGCCGGACGTAGTATAGTTGGAGATGGTTGGGCCGCCATCTACGCCGGGGTGGGCAGTGCCGCACCAGTAAGTCCCGTCGTAGCAAGTAGTGGTATGCGCGGCCTTCAGAAGATTAGTGGCCCTCTTGTCAGGATCGCGCGCCATCTTGATAGCAAGCTGGCGGATCAACTGACCTATGACACCATACTTAGCATCGTCAATCAAGTCTTGAGGAATCTGGATCGTAGCCTCAAACTTAATGTTCTCGGCTTGGAATCTCAGCTCCCCAAAATCGCTGAGCTGTCTGGAATCCTTGAACTCCCGCACTACGATCTGCTCTGCAAACCAGGCGTAGTCCTCATACTGACTACTTGACGGGAGAACCTGACAATACTGCTTCCACTTAGTAGCATCAGCGAACTTGTTGAACGTCTTGATAAATAGGGTGTTCAGTGCCGGGGCCGTGAGTTTCGGCAGATCGCCGGTTCCAAAACCCATATTCGCCTCCTAGCTTCCCTTCTTATTTATACGTAGCGGAATCGATGCGAACCCACACGTGGTTCTCATCTTCCACTTTCGTTATGTAACCACACAGAATATCATTCGTGGTGTTTGCAACAACATCGACAGTCTTGTCATTCACAATATAGACCGCCGTCTTCAACAGGGCGGCCCAAGCGCCACCAGTGTCCGGGCCAACATCCATCTCGAACAGAAAATCACCCGTTTGCCACAGGTTTATCTCATCTCGACGATGGAGAGCGGAACTGGTGTTTTCGCAGGTCTCCATTGCGACACCGGCGAACTTGTAATCCGCGGTGTCAGAAGCCGGGACGACGTAGCCGGTGAGGCCACCGTCGTACTCATAACAAACCAGCGTGCCCTTATAGATGGTCTCCCCATCTGCAACAGAACACGTGATTACCTCTCCAGTCTTTCTTCGGCTCGAATACGTCCTATTCGCAGCGCCAAAGAGCTCTCCAGGATCAGGCATTTGTTCCTCCTACTATTTTACGCTAGACACAAACGAGGCTTCGAGCTTCCCGCTCTGCAAAGCCTTTATATCCTCTTCGGTGATCTTAATACCGTCCCCCGCCGTAGCTGCGGAAATACCATCCAGCAGCTCTCTATCAGCCCCAGAGAGACTTACCTCTATGTCGGCTGCGGAAGCCTTAGCTCCACCAGAATCGGCAGCAGCGCCGGCCTCCTCACCGGGGGAACCCGCTTGCTTCTGATCGGCCTGCTCGCTGAAATCAACGAAAGCATTGGCCTTGTTCTCAATCAGAACGGAGATGAATTTCTTGAACGCATCTGCAAAAGACAGGCCCTTCTCCTTCTCACTAAAGTTGACGGTATTAGTGTCAGGATAGGAGGTAGCGAGAAGGATTGGGCGGGCTGCCTCAACGATACACGTAGCGACGCCCTTGTTTATCATGTCTTCACAGAACGTATCAACTTCAATCTCCGCCAGTTTGCGAGCATTCTGAATCAGCAGCGCATCCCGCTTCTTCATCTCCTCCTCGCGCTTCTTTAATAGCGCTTGGAGCTGCTCATTCTGACGCACTGCCTCAGCAAACTGTTGCTCAAGCTTCTCCACGGCAGGAGTACTCTCGTCTCCACTTGCATGGTTGGCCTTAGCCGCTTCGGTTGTCGTAGCAGAAGTTGACTTGTTTGTTTCCGTGTTAGATGGCATCCTCTTGTCCTCTACGTTAAATGCTGAAACTGACATACTATAGTTCTTGTCTTTGTTTTTGTCCTCAGAGAAATAAGCTTGGAGCTCAGGCCTCTGTTCAGGCGGATTCCAGCTTATTTCCTTCCCGATATGTGGGATGTCTGGTATAGCCGGGCAGAGATCGCCCAATAGCGTAACCGACTTGATTGCAGGGCCGTAGCTGACCCCATCGATTGTCAGGTCGGGGACTATTGAAACGCTCGGACGAGAAAACGCTTTCTCCCATCCGACATATTTAGCGTACTCGTCGGGAACGTAGATGTCCGCTACGATCCATCTCGGATCATCCGGGTCTCTCCGCAGATTAGTAGCAATACCGACTTTGCCTTTACCAGTTCGCGAATGATCTCCCGTAGTAACATTAGGTTCAATCCCAAACGCGACATGATTGGCTATAATGGTGTCGATATCCTCTGATGTCCATTCGCGCGTGATACCCTCAGCGGACGTGAAGATTCCCTCTCGGAAGATTTTCTCTCCCTTGAATTCGGCGTATTCCAGCGGAGATGCAATGCGCTCGCTGTGATTCTGAGAAGCACGCCATTTTGCAATTGCTTTCAAGAGAGCATTAACGCGCTCCAGTACGCCGGGATACTTATTAACGAGATTCTTCCCCGACCGCGCGCCCAGTAACATCCTCTTTGCAGCTGCAACGGCTTTTGTCGATATTGTCCCATCCAGAAACTTGTAGGGGAATTTCCAGTCGGAACGATTATCGCCTTTTGCCCATAGGAAGCCGTCCTTACCTAATTTCCAACGGACGGCATTTGCATCCCACGGCTTATCCGAAAACCTCTCTGATGCATGGTCAAGCTCGAGGATTTGGACGCTATTTATTGAATCGACAAGTTCGATATCGGCTTCTGCGAAGTTATGGCTCTCCTTCCACTTTCTTGCAGATTCCCAATCGAACTTATCCTTCGGAAATAGCAACGTAACAATCACTGTCTTACCCTCACTATTGATACCAAATAGCGGTCGCACACCATTAGAAAATGGCTTTCCATATCTATATCTAACCGGCTTGAACCCACGAGACTGCTTAGTAGGCAACCGTATGTAATCTTTCGTTTCCTCCGGCATCGGTTCCTCACTACCTCATGGCCTAGACGGGCACGACCTCAGCCACTGGCGCCTCTTTCCCCTTGCCGCTAGTTACCTCTTGGCTTCCCTTTCTCTGAGACCAGGGGATGTAACGGCGTCTGTCCTTTATCTGTTGTTTCGGATCGTAGGTGCCAACGTCCGCACCCGTATCAATCTCATCGTCCTCCAATGGCATTCCAAACCGATCGGATAGATACTTAACGTCGGTCTTATAGCCAGCCTCCTTCAGAGCTAAAATAGTATTAGCTAGCTCTTGAGGATTAGCAGTGGGCCGGGCAATGAATTCCAAGGTGGGCCGGGCAGATTCGGCCTCTCGCTTCCCGTACCGATAAGCAGCTATGCGATATAGAAGCTGCCTCGATAGCACATCCTCAATCTGCTCTCGGACGGTGAGGATTTTAACCATCGCGGAAGCCTCATGGAGTTCTGCTGCCGATCGGCTAGTGCTAGACAGGCCCTCCCCTGCCATTAGAAAGGCAGTAAGAATTCCAGTTCTAATTTCATTCGACAACGCGTTCATTGCGCTCTCAAATTCGTTTCGCTCTGCACGCACCACCTCCATAAATCCTATCCTGACATCAGCAGGAATAGTTAGCACTTGTCGCTTTCGTAGATTCTCAAGGAGTGTTCTAATTCGCCCAGCCTCGCTGGATTGTGCCTTCATTGATGGAGGCAAATAGGCAAACAGCGGGGGATGGGCAAACTTCTCCAAATATAGAGCCCTTGCCTTCTGAAGAATGCCCTTAACGCGATAAGGAAGATATGCTGACCGTAGATCGCTGACTCCGTACAGGTTATTGAACCTTCTATTTCTTACCATCACTAAAAATTTGTAAGGATTCAGAGGAGTCCATTCGCCATCAGCATTTCTAAACCGTAGGTTTGTAACAACCCCATATTTATCCCGTTCGTAGCGAACGTTCTTTGGGTCGAGAACTTTCAAATCGAGCACCCGTAGGGGTGGTGCTATCCCTATTTCGGCAAACCCCACACCACAGACAACAGCAGAGAAAACCAGCTCACGGGCGGCATCTGCAAGAGACCTCTCCATATCCGAGAGAGCATCCTCACAGAATCGGGTAACTCTGTTCTGTTTTCCGTCCGGTGTCGTTACGCGCCACCTCTTAGGAACGGCCGTCAGAACTAAGCGAGACACGGCGGCATCCACAACACTATCCTTCACCATCTCCTGGTAAACAGAGTAATCGCCATATCGTCTCACGAGGTCATCAGGATTTTCAAAGACCTCTTCAGACAGAAAGCGCTCTATCTCGTTCTCGGCGTAGATATAGGCTTTCTTAGGTAAGGAACCCTTGTCCGGCTCTTTCCTCTTCCAAAAGGGGAGATATTTCCAGAATGTCATTGTCTTCGTAAATCCTTACAGATTGAATATCATCAGTGCTTGTATCATCGATAGCATCGTAGATATTGTTAATGCTACTCGCTGTTAACGCTACCGATTCTCTTCCATACCCAAACTTCTCAGTAACTACGTAATATCCTATGGCAAGCGCATCTGCCAAATCGTCGTGCCCGCCGCCTGCCGCTTCGATAATCCCACTAGACGTTGCAGTCATACTAGTCAATTCAAAGATTGTCTCATCGTCGTAAAGAGTCAGCTGGCCTCGGCGTAAAGCTACGTCTACAGAATGGTGGGCCTTATGCTTCAGGTTTCGCGTCATTGCGATACCCGGCTGCTTCTCATTGATATTCTCAGGATAAAGGTCGCGCGTAGGGCGCAGAACCTCAATCATTGGACGATCCAAAGTACAGATAAAACGACCGAGGCCAAGCTGATTGAGAGTGGTCGCAACAATGCCGCCCGGTCCCTGGTTCTCTATCGCCAAATCGGCAAAATTGTATTCGCGGTGAATTGAAGCTAAAACGTTGGCATATACGTCTGGCTTCTCCTGAGAGTGATAAACTGCAACCTGTTCTAACGTGTTACAATCGATTACTTGAGCAGCTTGCCAATCCTTTCCAATCCCCATGCTGCTATCGACGCCTATAACGTAGCGGTGGCCGGGGCTTGGCTTTGAGAACACCTTAAGGTGCCCGCCATACTTCCGATCTATTTCAACGGTGCCGAGTTCACGCAGCTCATCCAGCCTAGTTCTGAGTGCCTCAACATCATAGAACGGATATTCGGCTCCAATCCAATTGTGAAGAATCTCCGTTTGAAATTCTACTGTGGGCAGCTCGCGGCGCATAGTCTCAAGCCATTCTAACCCTCTCGCATTAGGGGTTCCGTCGGAATTGTGATACCCTGGATATTCCCACCAAAACCATTCGAGTGGGATAAACTCATTTCTGCCTGCCACTGCATCATCCCATAATCGCGCGTATGCGTGCTTCCTCGAACAGCGGGAGCAACTGACGATCAGCACGCGCCCCCAACGCGCCGTGCTCGGCAGGAAGGCGCCTAGAACCTCTCCGAACAGCTCGTTCCTCGCCGCCTCATCAGCGAAGAATATAGTCGGAGTTTCCCCAATTCCCGTCGAGCTAGTAGTGGCTAAGGCCAGGGCAACGCTCTCGTTCTTCAACACCAATCTCCGACGGACATTAGCACTTCGGAACTTACGGGGAATACGCAGCCACGGGTACATTCGCAGGCTGTCGTATAAGATGATCAAACGATCCATTAGTCGAAGTGCTAGCTCTTCCTTACGGCTGCAAAGCGCCGCGACGCTACCCGGATGGAATAGAAGATAGTAAAGGATAATAGCCAAGCTCGTCCACGTCGCTCCTAGTTGGCGGGTTTTCCTGATGATTATCTTTACCGGCTTATCGCTTTCTCCTGTTGCTATCCTGACATACTTCTCCTGAAACGGCCATAGGCGAAATGGTGTAAACTGAGATTCACCGAGGTTAAGGCGCGCCGTCTGGAGTGAAAGCCTATTGTTAATGAAAAACACGGGATCGCGCTGACACCGTAGTAGGTCGCGCTCCTCGTCTTCACTCAAACATACGCCGTCGGGATGTGCAGCTATTACACTCATCAGTTGGCCGGTGGAGTTCCGTATATCTTTTCCACTTTCGTCGTCCGGGACGCTAGCAGCTTTGCGCTATCCTTCCCCATATTTACTTGGGGCAGGCCAGCGGACATCCGCTCCAACGTTGCTAGAAATTGGAGGTGAACCTTTAGGATGTCCGTCTTGACCTTTACGATTTTTGTTTTGTTGGGATCATCTGCCTCCTCATAGAGGGCAACAATCCTTTGGCGGACATCTTCCAACTCCTGCGCTATCCTCGCTGGGACTTTCACATCATCCAGCCTAAGCCGCGCGAGTGTCATCCGCGTTGTGTCTTTGCTCTCACCTGTTATGGTGGCTATACGGACAGGATCGTCGCCGAATTCCTCAGCAGCCTGAACTATAATATCCTTCTTTTTTAGTTTCACTATGTTTAAGCCAAACTATAACAAGTGGCTCTTTTGGTTCTATGTATAAGCCAGACTACAATAATTGGCTCTTTCGGCTTTGCAGTTGAACTACGATAATTTGCATTTCTGTGTTTAACGCAGCACAACCTATAACCTATAACCTATGGATCATTCTATGGTTCGCTCTATAGACATTTGATCCATACGCTTCACTATAGGGCCACAAAATTTCACATCTCCATCTGTCATTTGTTATTGGTCTCTCCATTATATGTCAAAATCACCTGATTTTTGATGCCATTTTTGACGGGTCGTCGGCTATTTAGCCTTAGAAAAAAATGGAGCCACTTTTAGCCGGGCTAACCGGAATGAGGGTGGTGTTACTTTCAGCCGGACTGACCGGAACGAGGGTGGTGTGAGAAAAGACTTGACAAATTCACTACGAGGGATTATAGTTAAGTTAGAGGTAGAGAGCAGATAAAATAACAATTCTCGTAGAGGAGAACCAGATGGGAAAGAAAAAGACAAAGACGCAAGCAGACGCAGAGGCAGACTTGGAGGCCAAGGTTACCTACTATATGGAATCGAGGCTTGCAGAGCATCCTGAGATGGCCGAAACGTTCAGGAACAAGATGTTAGCGCAGACGGTAAAGGTAGCGAAGAAGATCGGGGATATTCCAGCAGCAGTTGACTGCATTATTGGCAATAGCAGAATCTTCCAACCGAAGCTGAAGAAGCACATTGTTCTCGCACAAGAATATCTGAAGTATCAAATAGCGGACGGCTACGAGATACGCCCTCTGGAGGAAAAGGTGGACGACGCTATGGCAAAGTTGCGAGAGGCGATGAAGTCCTATTCCGAGTGGGCAATACCAGACGCCATAATTGGGCTAATAGCGGGAAGTATCGGAGCCCCAGCAATTCTCAGGGACTTACTTATTGCAGCTCGGAATCCCGATGCCGAGATTCCCAAATTTGACTGGGCTGAGGAGAAGGTGAAAGAGCTGCGAAAAATGCTACGAACAATGGGAATATACTAAATGGTATTGAAGTGGAGAAAAAGAAAGCCAGTAACCGAACGGCATTACGTCTGTTTAGAGTGTGGTTATGGAGACGCGATAAAGCCAGGGGAGAAATTTGAGGGCTGCAAAAAGTGTGGCAGTGATAGATGCATAGTTACTACTACTACTGACGAATGTGGCATAATCGATATTGTTGCGGGAAGGCCAAGTTCAAGTAGATGACGCTGAGTGTTGCATAGATGACGCCGACCGTAGTGGCATTACTGACAGACCTCTGTTTCCTGTCTGAAGTTGCGGAATGGCTTCCAGCGGCAATGTTCGGCCTCCGAGAACAGGAGATAGTAAAGGCAGCGATAGAACACTACAAACAATGCCACGATCTCCTCCCTGACCCCATACTGCAGCAATGGAATCTCAGTAGGAAGCAGTTATCAATACTTGAGCCTATGTCGACTGAAAGTCGTATTAATCTGATACGGCAGACGGCAGAGGCAGCTAGACGATATTTAGGCAGGACGTATATTCTAAGCGGGGCAGCTGATAGGTGGGCCTCCGGCGGCGGGAACGAGGTGCTCGAACAGCTGACCCGCATAATGGCCATAGGGGAAGCGTCAGGAGAAGATTGGGCAATCTACGGCGACCACCTCAAGGAGGAGACCGAGCCCGAACCACCAAGGATAACGACGCCGTGGAATACTCTTACATCCTACTTGAACGGAGGTTGGATTGTCGGCTACCTCTATGTTCTCATAGGCCCTCCTAAAATTGGCAAGTCGTCATTCCTGCTGAATGCCGCACTAGCGGCGGTAATGTCAGGACATGACGTGCTATATTATACGATGGAAATAAAAAGAGCAGAAATTGAAAAACGACTAGATGCTCGAATTGCCGCATTACCCATAGATGAGCTCGCAGCACACGATGAAGAGAGGAGAGAAAGGGTTCTAAAATGGCTAGAAGAGCGAAAAAACAAAATTGCGATCCAGGAAAGAATGAGGGGGTCGAGCTCAGCTCTAGCGCTAGAAGCCACTCTCCTCTCGCTACGAGCCCACGGGCTGGCCCCCTCGATCACAATAGTAGACATGCTCACACAGGTAGAGCCGATTCAACAGTCCGAGAACCCCGTCGTAGTTCAAGAGCGAGTCGTAACTGATCTGCGGCAGATTGGAATGAGGCATAAGACGGCTATACTGACAGCCCAGCACACGAACAAGGAGGGGCTTCAGAAGAGCCTGATAACGGCCAGCGACGGCCGCTGGGGCATAGGCAGTCTGATGCTGGCAGATATGATCCTCACCCTATCGCAGACTAAAGACGAAAGCAGGCGGAATCCCCCTGAAATGCGGCTTTTTATCGCTGGTAGCCGCATCGGTGGGGATGGGAAAGTCGTCCGATTGAAGTTCAAGAAAGAACACATGGCGATGTACGAAGCAATATAGAAGTAATATAGAAGTAATATGACACGGTATAAAGAGCTATCGCGCATTATTGAAAGGTTACCTCCAAGATACCTCATCGGAGAGTTGGAGCCTCAGGATAAAGGAACCTATTACGAAATGATCTGCCCGCAATGCAGACTTCGTCGCGCATTCGGTAAGAAACCACTCCGAATGATAGTTTGCAACAGGCGGAATAACTGCGCATATGCTGAAAGTGTCGTGAGCTACATAATGCGGCGAGAGGGCATCGATAACATTGACGATCTTATTGCGTTCCTAGAAGGTAAGCCGCCGCCGCCGTCATCAGCATCAGTGCGACACGTAACAAGCAAGCGCAGAACAGTAGCGGTTCGGAAACTCTGGGAGGAGTTAAGGCAAGGCGATGCAACCGTAGCTCGTCAATATCTGGTGAAAGAGAGAAAAATTGATCCGATTATCTCCGATACTGTAGAATATCGGCAGGATAAAGAGGGAAATCACATCGTATTCCCATTCCGAGATGGGAAGGGAGATGTCCAGAGCTTAGAGTATAAGCCCATTGCTCCTGGTGCGCGCGTCTACACTAGAGGGCCGAGGAAAGGGAGCGCATACTTTCCCGTTTACCCACCACCTCCAAGTCCATTCCTATTTGTCTGTGAGAGCCCAATAGATGCAATCACCCTGTTCCAGGCAGCTGAGCTATCCCTCGGCGATAAGCCGTTCCCGATTGCTACTGGTGGGACGTGTAATAGAGAGCTGCCTTGGCTAAAGGATGAGATTATCTACATTGTCTTCGATAACGATAGAGCGGGAATGGAGGGAGCAAGGAAGCTGTGGAAATCGCTTAATAGGGATAACGTTCGTGTGGCGATTCTAAAATTGGACACGAAGTATAAAGACGTTAACGACATATTGAAGGAGGAGGGAGTGGAAGCGCTCGTTCGTGTACTGGACAGCGCTATCCGTTCCATCCTGTAGACGTGGTATCCATTCTGTAACCTGTAACCTGTAACCTGTAACGAGAGAGGAGAAGATAGAAAATGGGAGAGAAGCCCAAGTTAACAGCATCGTCGGTCGAATACACGGCCGGCGGGGTCATCGAGAAAAATGGCGTGCGACTCGACCTTGATAAGGCGGCCCGTGGGAGAACGCTGGAAGACGTCGAGCTTGAAGCAGCGCACAACCTGTTAGAATCGTTTGGCATCGACCCCGCAAAGGTAGACTTCGAGGTAGTCGACTACCTCTGCAACGCTCTGCACGACTTCCTTCGTGATGCTTTGATGACCATCTTGCCATTTGAAACTACGGAGGACTAGACTAAAGATGAAAAACAATGACAACAGCAATAACCGCGGTTACTACCCCGACTCCTCCATCCTCCCTCTCCTGAGAGGTCTAGCAGTGGTCATTTTCCGCCTCGTATTCTACAGTATGGCGCTGTTTTTGCTGGTGATCATATTGCTCAACGTCCTCATCTGGCTACTGGGCAGCTAGGCGGATGGGTAGATGGGTTTGGTTCTCGTACATGTGTGCATGTACGAACAGGAGGACAAATGGTCTAATAGTCTAGTGTACCAAGTAGACTAGATGTACTCTTGGAGAGACCAATTCAAATGACAGGTGGAGATATTGTCTTACTGATGACATGACTTAGCCTGGTACCGGATCTAGATTAACTAGCTATATCTGACCGGTCTAGCCGGCTAGTTTAGTATAGCCGGTACCGGATCTAGATTATCTTATGTACATCTAGTACAGTCGTACCGGATCCTTGACT